CGGAGCGGATAGAATTGAATGGAAAGCAAGCGGAGCAGCAAGCAGGGATACCTGAGCCCGAGGAGCCGGACGCTCCGCCCGCTCGCACGCTGGTTTCTTTGGATTTTCTCAAGAATAAAATTCTAGACTCAAAATACCCGCTTTCCCTCGCCGACGTGGAACTCGATCGGATCGCAAACCGCTTCGCGGCGATCGATCTCACCGCTCAGGATCTCGATCCGCTGATGGAATACCTGATCGATCGAGTCGACCGAAGAGCGAAAACAAATCCCAAGGGACTGTTCATGAAGGCCCTGCTCGAATACGACTGGCACTTGGATTTTCAAAGCGAAAGGCCAAAGCCGAAGAAGCCTCGCAAGGCATCAGCCCCAGCGTTCCCGGATCCAGGTCCCTGTTCCTGTGGAGGCATGCTGATCGTTGGCGGCGAGAAAAACGACATGGCGTTTTGCACCAGGTGCAAGGCGCAGTACGAGTACGATCCGGAGCTCAGCGACCCCGAAATCGGGGAGACCGGATGGATCAAACTCAGTAACCACGATGAAAATTCCGGTTGACAAATTATTTGCCTGCGGATAGATTCCGCCTAGGACGATCCCGAAAGGGCGCCGCGGTGGGCACTTACCCTCCCACCGTATGCGAAAAGATTCGACCAAGACAGCAACGGGCGGACGTTGATCCGCAATGACGGCCAGGTAACTGGCTCGCCTTAGGTGTGCCCGGACCTCTTGTCCCCGGGCCGGACGTTGCTCGTGTCGCTCAAGGGTAAGCCCCCCGCCAAGAAACCCACCTCGAAGAAAACCTCCACCAAGGCGAAAGCCAAGAAAGCGACAAAAAGCGCCAAGGCGTCAAAGTCGTCCAAGGGGCGCGGTGATTCTTCGGCACGAACTACGCGCGCGCGACCTTCCGCCCCCGCCCCTAAGCCGGAGCCCGCGTCCAAGCCATCCCCCGCCGCGAGTCCCGCGGCCGTTCCCCGCTCTCTCGGTTTCTGGAAGCCCGGCCCCGGCCGGCCGAAGGGCACGCCCGACGTCTGGACCGACGAGCACAAGGCCGAGGTCGCCGGCTGGATCTACGACTACACCGACGCGAATGATCTACCTGAAGAAGCCGAGTTCTGCATGCTCTACGGAGTACGGCATCAACGACTCGGCGAATTCGAAGAGCTCAAAGCGGCAAAGGAATACCTCCAGGCGAAGCGCTCTGTCGCCATCCGACATCAATCGCTTGAGCTCGACAAGGAAACCGGCGCTCGTGCCTCGTACCTGAACCGCATGGCCGCGAACTGCGGGACTTTCAGCCTTGTCGAGAAGTCCGATCTCAACGTCAACGACCAGAAGCCAATCAACCTGGTGATCAATCCCGCCATTCTCTCCGAAAACGATCCCGACGCCGAGGTGAGCCGTGGCGATTAACGAGTTCCGGCCGCTCGTGCATCAGGAGAAGATCGTCGCCGCTGTGGAGTTCTACCGCGACATAAACGATTTTTTCTTGATCGCGGGATACGGCTCTGGAAAGACCTTCACGCTCATGATCTTCGTGATGGTCATCTCGTCGCGCTACAAGCAACCGATCGTCATCGGACTCTTCGGCCCGACCATCACGTTCATGGAAAAAAACCTGCTGAATGAGATTTTCGTTTTCTGCGCCCTGAACTGCATCCGCTATCGGTACAACTCGCAGAAGTCCGTGCTCTTTCTTGGGAACGCGATTTTCTACGTGATCCCGACGAGCGATCCGAAGGTCATCTACGGCTACACACTCCAGGGCGCAATCATCGACGAGCACGATGAGCTTTCGATCTCGACGGCGATCGAAGCCGACAAGGCGATCATGGAGCGCACGAGGAAGCCGCTCCCCGACGGACGCGCGCCGTTCCGGGTCTATGCGACGACGTCGCAGGGCTACAAGGGCATGTACGCGATCACCGAGAGCCGCAAGAAGCAGAAAATCCCATACTACCTGCTCCGCGCCAAGACCAAGGACAACCCCCACAACGATCCGAGCTACGTGCGCAACCTGTACACGATTTACAACGAGAACGAGCGCAAGGTCTACCTCGAGGGATACTTCCTGAACCTCACCACCGGCCGCGTGTACCCGCAGTACAACCCCCTGAAGGTCGACCTCCAGGAGTCGATCAAGATCGAGCCAAACGAGACCGTACACGTCGGGCAGGACCTCAACTCCGGATTCTCCAAGGCGACGGCGTATGTCGTGCGAGATGGCAAGGCCTATGCGGTCAAGACCTTCAGCTTCCCCGCCATCGGCGATGCCCCGCGCATCATCCGCGCCGCGTTCCCCACGAACCGGATCCTGTGGTACCCCGACTCCTCGGGCAAGGAGATCATGCAGGGCTACCTGTCGGAGATCCGCGAGCAGGGCATCGAGCTGCGCATGGGCAGCGTCAATCCGCCGATCATCGAGCGGATTTTCTTCGTCAACAAGCTCATGGAGCTCGGCCGCCTGGTCATTGGTTTCGACTGCGAGGACCTGAAGCTCGCCCTCAAGGTCCGGCAGTTCGACGACACCGGCAAGCCCGAGAAGGGGAAGGGCGAGGCGGCGCCCGACCATATCTGCGATTCGAACGAGTACGTGATCTGGCGCATCGTCAGCTCGCTTCCGGAATTCTTCGACCTCTTCCAGGTCGGTCACAGGGAGGCCGCCTGATGGGTCGCATCGACGATCAGCACAAGGACACGACCGCGGGGAAGATCTTCGACATCATCGATCGATGCACCGAGGGTGGGGCCCAGGATTCCACCGATCCCGTGTCGCTTCCAATGGACGCCATTCTCGAGGTCCGAGACCTCTCTCTCGAGCATGTACGCGGGGAGTACGCCAAGGACGCCGGAGGATTCCAGACGCTCGACGAGGCCCGCAGGGAAGCCCCGGGGCGCGTCAAGGCCATGGTTTCATCGATGGTCGAGCGGAGCTATGCCAAGGACGGATTCCAGAATCCCGTGACCGGATTCGGCACCGCGCTCGACCCGGCCATGTACAACACGGCCAGCATCCCGCTCTCGCTCTCCCCGGATGAAGCGACGGGCATCTACGCATCCGGTGGTATCCCCGCCGAGATCATCGACCGGAAAACCGAAAGCATTCTCTTGAACGGCTACACGTTCGACGGCCTGGAGAAGGGCGAAGCCGAGCGGCTCAAGGACTATGCCGAAAGCATCGGATTCAGCCAGGCCCTCAAGGAAGCGGGCCGCGACGGCCACCTCTACGGGGGCGGGCTCCTCATCCCGCACATGGTAGGGGACACGCCGATATCTTACCTCAAGAGCTATGCCGAGCTCCTGAAGGATCCGATCTGCACGAAGGGCTGTATCGATCGATTCTGGACCGCCGACCGATGGAATGCCGTACTTGTTCCCGACTACAACCTCAGCGCCGAGTCGTACCTCAATCCGAAATCGTTCTTCATTCCTCTGGCCGGGGTCGAGGTGAAAACATCGCGGCTGGCCGTCATCCGGCCGAAGAAGCTCCCCTTCTGGGGAACGATCCGCCTTATGGGATGGGGCGCCGCGGAGCCCGAGAGCTGGATGCGCTCGATCCTCGCCTACGAGCAGGGCATCATGGCCATCCCGACGATGGCGCAGCAGATCTCGCTCATGTACTCGCACATCCCGATCGATGGCGTGCTCGCCCAGAACGGCGCCGCCTTCGCGGACGAGTACGCCGAATCGAACTCCAAGCGTCTTGCGGGATGGTCAATCCTTAGCCCGAAGCTCTTCGCTAACCTCGGCGAGATCAAGATTCTCGAGCGCACCTACACGGGTTTCAACGACCTCATCAAGATCCTCCAGGAGGACATCGGCGCCAAGTCGGAGATTTCGCATAACATCATCTTCCACCAGCAGCCGACCGGCTTCTCGGACAACGACAAGGACGTCGATTCGGTGCAGTCCGAGGTCTCGAAGCGAATCGCGAACGTCATCGCTCCGCAGCTCAAGCACGTCGTTCGGCTCATCGCGATTTCCTGCTATGGCCCGGAGTCGGAGCATGCGAATAATCCGAATCTCCGGATCAACTTCAACCCGCCGCAGATGATCACCAACGAGGACCGCGTTGAGCAGGGCAGGGCCTTTGCGGAGATCTTCGCCAAGTACGTCGAGGCAGGGATCCCGGGAAAAGAAGCCCTGGCCATGACGAGGGCCTGCATCCCGACGATCGAGATTCCCACGGAAATCGAGACCTTCCTGGCGATGCACGACGGCGGGGCCGAAGGGCAGGCGCCGGAGGGAAGCGGATTGCTCGCGGGACTCGGCGCGGTTCCCGCGGCCCAGACAGCGGCGTCGGCGGCCGGTGGCGGATTCCTCAAGAAGCTGTTCGGGGGCCGCGGATGATTCGGCGCAACGGCTTCGTCTACAACGGCAAGACCTCCGAGGCCTTCAAGGCCCAGCGACGCGCAGGCGCCGTTTTCCCTTCGATAGCCATCGTGGAAAACATCGCCAAGATCGTGGAGCACGAGTACCGCGAGGAGCTCGCCACGATCAAGATGCAGTACGCGCGCGATAGCCGCGACTACGCCGGGGACAACATCATGCCCGACGACCTCATCAAGATCCTCAAGCACCGCATCCTGACCACGGACCCGAAGGACAAGACGCTTCGCAACCGCCTGCTGCGCGCCCTCGCCAAGGCGCAGCGCGAATGGTTTAAGGGGCTATTCGCCAATACGGACGCGGATCCCCGATATAAGCTTCGCACGTCCTACGGGCTCGATCGCGACAAGGTATTCGTCGACAAGCTCGAGACCGTGCAGCGCGTGTACGTGGACCGAGCGATCGAGAAGATCGGGGAGGGGAAGAGCCAGATCCGGAAGAACTTCATCGCCGAGTACTCGAAGTTCATCAACGGCGAAAGCGACATGGAGACCGTGAATGATCTCCTGACGAAAGCGACCGAGGAGGTCGGTACCTTCTCGCGCTTTTTCGCCCGGGATCAGATGCAGCGCTTCGACAAGTCCATGGCTGACGCTTCGATGGAGCAGGCCGGCGTCAAGAAGTTCAAGGTCCTCCCGGTCCGCGACGGCCGGACGCGAAAAACGCATCTCGCCCTCCGAGGGAAAATCTTCGACGTGGAGAATCCTCCGTCGGAGCTCACCGAATTCAACTGCCGGTGCCACAAGGTGCCGGTTTTTGAGGATTAGGAGAAACCATGGAAACGAAGATTTCCAAGAACGCCATTCTCGCACGCTCGGGCGTTTACGAGTACTCGCGGCGCGAGCTCAAGGGGCTTCATCTCGATCCCATTCCTAGGGCTTACGACGGAATAGACGTTTTCCGGGTCTATCGTCCTGCGGCGGTTCTCATGGCGAACCATCAGAAATTCCGAAAGCTCACCGTACAGCGCGAGCACAACGCCTGGATCACGCCCGAGAACTATCGGGAGCTCGCGATCGGATGGACCGGTGACTCGAGCGAGATGGAATACGACGCGGCGAAGGACGAGGTCCTGATCAAGTCGACCGTGGAGCTCCGTGACGCGGAAGGGCTTATCGCCTACGACTCGGGAATCACCGAGGTTTCGCCCGGGTACGACGGACACTGGATCTGGAAAGAAGGGAACTACAACGGAGAGCAATATCAGATCGTCATGGATTCGATCCGCGAGGTGAATCATTTGGCTTTAACCGTCCAAGGCCGAGGCGGCCGCGACGTAAGAATTTTCGACTCGAGGTGCACGATGAATGAAGGACTGAAGAAGTACCTGTCGGGGCTCTGGCATTCGGCCAAGAAGAAGGCCATGGGGGCGATGGACTCCGAGATCGGTCCGTTCCGCGCGAAGGTCGACAGCCTCGTCGCGGGACGCGGGACGATCGACGAAGCGGGCGTCAAGACCGCTATCGATGAGCTCAAGGGGCTCATGGCCGATCTGCCCGAATCCGAGGAGAAGGGCACGCTCGCGCGCGTGCTCGACGATTTCGGAGTCGGGCTCAAGGAACAGGACGACGCTACCGCAAAGCAGGCCGGGAGCATGCTCTCCGACCTGTTCGAGAAGCAGGAGGGCGACGCAATGGATGATGTCATTGCAAAAAATGACCCCTACGAAAAACTCGCTAAAGATGAAGCTGATAAAAAGGCTTCTCCTCCGGCCAAGGATGGTGCTCCAGCTCCGAAGGAAGAGGGCAAGGGAGAGGAGGGCGGTGCAGGATCCCCGGGAGGAAGCGGAACCGATCCGACCACGCCGAAAACCCCCACCGACAAAAAGCCCGAGGACGGCGCTCCCGTGGTAGAGCCCGACGGCGACGAGCCCCTAACCGGGGAAGAGGTCAAGAAGCTCCGAGCCATCCTCGCCCAGGCCGCCCCGGCCGGGGCGGCCGACGGCGACGCCGGAAAGGCCGGAGACGGCAAGTCGGCCGGAGAGGTAGACAAGAAGCCGGACGACGCCGGGAAGGCCGCGGACTCCGCTGGCGAGTTCAGGACCAGCATCGCAACCAAGGAATCTGCTCAGGAGCTCGACGCGTTCCTGGATAAGCACACTTTCGGGAGGAAGTAAATGCAGTCTACCAGCAATATCAGCCGGTTCACGAAGGTTTCGTACCGGGGCGGGGCGCCGATCAACGGCTTCCTCGTCGGACCCAAGGAGCGGAATATCACCATCGGTGGCTTCCTCTCCACCAGCAACACGCTCGAGGGGATCTTCGGACGCGTGGTCTCCGCCAACATCGCAACTCCGCACGAGTTCCTCGTCGGTAGCGCGGGGGCGAAGATCCAGGGAGTCCTAGTCTTCAACGAGGCCATCGCGCAGAACCAGCCTGCGGGCTCGGACCATCCCGTCCAGGGCACTCCGTGCACCGTCCTGAGCGAAGGCTATTTCGGCTTGACCTCGTGGGGGAAAACCGCTACGGGTGCTGCCGATCCCACGATCACCTCGAAAGTCGTCATGGTCAATGCGACCGGCGCTATCGAGTTCCTGCCGTCGGCCACCGCTGTCCCCGGAACCTGCACCCAGCTCAACGCTGAGGTCGTAGACCACGAAGGCTCCTCGGTCGTCTCGGGCAAGGTCGTCGTCATCAAGCTCAAGGGGGCTGCGTAATCATGCTTAACCTCACCATCAACTCCAAGATCGACGGGAAGCTCGAGAAGCTTTTCAACAACGTCGTCAAGGTCATCAAGACCAGGTCGCCGCTCCTCGCGCGCGAGATGGGCAACATGGACATCGTGATCGGGCCCGCGTCCGATCCGCGATACGGAAACGGATCCGGCGCCATGCAGCCCTGCTACGTAGGCGATTCCTACCTGAAGGGCGCGGAAATCGGCCGGACGGGAGCCATGGACTCCTTGTTCAAGGCCGATCCGAACAAGATCGGGTTCAAGTACCAGTTCAACCCGCGCACCGGCAAGTTCGACATGGCCATGCAGCAGCGGCCGGCCGGATACGCCGCCGACGCCGTGGATCTCATCGGCGCCCAGCTCATGGCCCCGGGCCAGATCTCCTGGTTCGCGAAGCCGTTCATGGAGCCTCTCTCGTGGTCCGTGGCTGAGGAGCTCGTCTCCGTCCAGCCCGGAACCGATCCCTGGGCGACCGTGGGCAGCCTCGCGCTCGCATCCTTCGGCGGCGGTATCGCCATGGTCGAAGAGACCGGTGCCCCGAACAACACCATGAGCCGGGACGTGAACGTCCAGACCGGTCTCATGACCAGCCAGATCATCAACCTGGCCGTGACCTACTCGATTTCCATCGAGGAGACCCAGCGTGCCCAGTCCGGAAGCTCCACCCCCTACGCCGGCCAGCTCATCACCCAGAAGCAGCGGTATGCTCGCTGGGTTCTCGAGTTCATCACCGCGGCCCTGATCTACTACGGCAACGCTTCCACCGACACCAAGGGCTTGCTCACCGTGAATAGCGTCACCGCTTTCACGGGAACCTCTCTTTCCGCTATCGCCGCCGGCGCGGGAGCCTCCAAGGGCGAACTCGCCTACGAGCAGCTCGCCACCCTGGTGAATGCCTTCCTTAACGCTAGCCAGAACAAGCTGACGAGGGTCGATATCACCATGGCTCCGCTCGCCTTCAACCTCTTCGGATCGCTGCCATACAGCCAGATCTACAGCGCCGAGTCGCCTATGGTGACCTTCGAGAAGAACTTCAACGCAGGCCTCGGCAAGAGCAAGCAGAAGGTAAAGTTCAATTTCCGGTCGGATCCGCTCATAGACACGAACTCGGTGAACCCCTTCAACTCCATCGCGCACGACTACCTCCTGCTGTCCTCTCCGGAGATCGCGACCGGCGTCGACGAGGAGACCGAGGCTCTGTTGGCTTTCTTGGCGCCGCTCATGGATTTCGTTTTCCCGGTGTCCCCGGGACCGCAGGGACAGCAGTACAAGACTCTTCGCCGCGTGGGTGGGCTCTATGCCCCCTACACCCCGGCGATCGCCGCCTACAGCGGATGGGGAGTGTAAGCCATGGCCAAGAAACCCGAGAAGACAGACAAGATCTTCCGCTCGTACCTCAACAATATCTCCCTCGCCCTGCCCACGCCGTTCGGCGACGTCGTTCTGCCGGCGAAGCACACGGCGCCCAAGAACATTGCCTTCATCGGCGCGGACGCCTACGCGTTCCTGACCGGCGAAGGAGAGCCGGGCGACAAGGTCGGCGGCTCGAGGGCGCAGTTCCAGGAGCTCCTGGCGGACGAGACGATCAAGGAGCTCGATAAGGTTCCGGATTCCTACTTCGAAGCCGCCGAGCGCCTCGCCGAAGCCGACACCAAGATCGAGGAGGCCAACAAGGCCACCGAGGACGAGAAGGCGAAGACCGCGGCGCTCGCGGCCGAGAACGAGGCGCTCAAGAAGAAGCTCATCGACGCGGGGATCAAGCTCGAATGATCTCCGCCGCGGAGTTCGCCTACAAACACAATTTCTCGAATGCGGTGCTGGATCCGGACATAACGGCCGCCATCGCAGCCGTGAATGCACAGTGGGCCGGGGCTCTCGAGTTCTGGTCCACGCTTCCGCAGGCGGCCCGCGACGCGAAGCGGCTGGTCCTCGAGAATTATCTCGTGGGCTGGCAGCTTGCGACGATGAACCCTGGATCCGTCCGCGGCATCATGGCCAACGGCGGTATGTCAATTTCGTCCAAGAGCATCTCGGGCGTGTCGATGACCTTTGATCTCGCTCAGGTCGACGACGCGCTCAAGGTGCTCAATTCCAATGTGTTCGGCGCTCAGGCTCTCCAGATGATCCTGAGCGCGCCGGAGAGGTTCAAGATCTATGGTTGACGTGAAAGTCAGCTCGACCAGCCACAAAATCCTTGAGGCTCCGAAGTCGGTGATCATTAAGGTCGGCATATTGGGCGGGCGGATGCACTTCCCCAAGGCCAGGGGAAAGAAAACCGGAGATCCGATCCCGATGGCGAAGCTCATCGCTTGGCTGGAAGCCGGGTTTTCATTTCGGATAGAAGGCGGGAAACGAGTAAAAAATGGTGGCAAGAAAGTGACGATTCCACCTCGCCCAATTCTAGTTCCAGGCATCGAGAAAGGCCTGGATGGGCTCAGGAAGGATTTCAAAAAACTAGCGGCGGCGTTAGCAGAAGGAAAATCGGGTGATACCGAGATCGCCAGGATTGGAATCCGTGCAGTTGGATCGATTCAGGAATACGTCGATGAGGACCTTCCTTCGATCGCTCCGAACGCGGAATCGACGATCAAGGTAAAAGGTACCAGCGCCGGCGCCGGTGGCAATACCCCGATGATCGACGAGGGGCAGCTCATGGGCGCGATCACCTATTCCTCGGAAAAGAAGGACTAGCCATGGGATCGGAAATATCCGGAACGGTGCACGTAGGTGCCGGCATCGCGAAGCCTTCCGCCGTCTACGGAAACCCGCTTCTCTCCTTCCCGGAACTCTGGCGGGATTTCGTATTCTTCGACGCGGACCCGAAGCTCAACGACGGGTATGGCAAACGGCAGAACGAGACTCAGGGCTGGGGAGTCATCCAGACGGCCACGAGTCGCGTAAAGGATTCGAACAACAACCTGGTCGTGACGAGCCAGTATCGGCTCTGGACGGATTCGAAGATCAAGATGGGGAGGTTTATCGATTTCGAAGGCGTCGTCTACAGGAACATGACGGACGCGGATTGGCCCACCGAGGGCGGCTACTACGAATACACCATCGACAAGCTGGTCGGCTCCTCGCCGGGAGAGAAGGCGACGCCAGTGGATGAATGGAATAAGGCGACGGGGAACCTGCAATGACGACCGACGAATTCCGGGACTTCATGGTGGAGATTTTCAAGCTTCCCGAGGAACGGATCGTCCCGCTCCAAGGGAACTGGTGGAATCCGCAGGATCTCGCGGAGAACTGGATCGGCTTCAAGCTCGAAGCGGTGAAGCCGAAGCTCAAGGCCTTTAAGCGTGAAGGCGACGAGATCGTTTCAGCGCATTGCGAGGTTCGGGGGCGGCTTCAATTCGTTGGGGCCCAGGCTGAAGCCATGGCGCAGGAATTCATCCTGTGGCCGGAACGTGCAGACGTTCTCGCCGCGCTTGAGGCTCTTGGCGTTCAAACGATCGCCGAGGGATTTGGACAATATACGACTACGGATTTTTTCCAGGATGGAGGAAATACCGTTTGGGCATACAACTCGACGTTCCGCATGATCGAGGAAATACAGGTCGCAACGGGACAAGAGAAGATCACGGCTTCGAATATGGGAGGATCGATCAATGGGTAGCAACGATTTCGAGGGCAGCTTAGCCCAACGAAAAATCAAGTACACCATCGGGGTGACGAACGAAGTCGTAGTTGGCGACCTCTTCCAGTCCGTGGTGATTTTTGTGAAGTCCTCGGAGGCAGCGGCGAACTTCGTGACGGCCCCGGGCGTAGGTAGCTTCGTTCTCGCGACGCCTTCCAGTTTCGCGAGCGTGGCGAAGGGCAGCCTGCTTCAGTGGCTTACGGATTTTTACTCGGTCAACCAGGTGACGAAGATCTATCTCGTCGAAATCGACGAGACGACTCTGGCTACCGGTCTGGCCACGGCGCTCGCGCTGTTCCGCGCCTATGGCTTTTTCAAGCTGCTCTTTTCGACGACGGAGAGCGAGCAGTTCACCTTCGCTCAGGTCATGGTGACGGACACGGCTCTCACGCAAGCCTGGATATGCACCGACGATGCCACGAACCTCGACGGGGCTTCGACGACCTCGCTGGCCTATCAGCTCAAGACCGCGAAGCACAAAGTCCACCTCGAGTACTTCGCGACCACCGCGCGGAACAGCGCCATGGTACAGCTGGGAAAGACCCTGTCCAAGATCAACGCGACGGGCTTTTCCGTTGGCGAGGCTTTGGACTATCTCGCGGTCTCCACGATCGGCGGCTCCGGTGCGGCCGGCGTGAACCTCACCGAGACCCAGATGGCAGCTCTCGAGGCTCAGTACGTCGGGTACTGGTCGACCATTGGAAACAACACCGGCATGGTCGCCATGTACGGCGGGAAGCTCATGGATGGAAGCTGGGCCGGCGCGGACTGGTTCGTCAAGTTCGTCGAGTACTGCGCCTCGGTCCACGGAGCGACCTTCTTGACCAATGGGACTCATCGGCGAAACGACGAGACCTATCAGGCGCTCCTCACGATCTTGACCGCTCAGGTTGCGCCGTTCATCCAGATCGGCATGATCTCCAATTTCAAGATCACGGCGCCCAAGTTCGCGGCGCTGCCGAAGTCGGGCGATTCGTTCATCGTTCCCGGGGCCTGGACGGCGGACTATTCCGATTCGGTCCGCTCGACGAATATCCAGGGCAACCTCAACGTTGTCCTGTAAGGAAGGAGTAGGAAATGTCTAGGCATACCGTACAGTCCGTCGGTCAATCGACCGTGATTTTTCAGCACCCGCTCATCGCAGGCGGCGCGGCTATTTCCCTCAAGGGCTTCAAGCTCGAGGAAAATTTCCTCGACTCGAATCAGCTCATCGACAATGCGAAACGCGTAGTCCTCTACAACGGAGACACCTCCGCCTTGACGAACAACGTCAGAGCCGGCGACCTGACGATCAACACCACCCGCGTCTCGGACAATATTTTGGACGGCGACATCATCCTCATCGCTCAGATGCTTCAGGCACTCGGTGACAACATCGGCGGCATCATCCGCATCACGATCCCGATGGACGGGAAGGTGCTGGCGATCACGTACATGAGCGTCCTCGTCAAGTCCGTCCCGTCGATCAAGCTGGCCGGAAACGACGTCGTCACGTATCCCGTGGTCTTAAGCTACGGCGATTTCTCGAATTCCTAGAGGTGTCCATGGAATACAACGACGAGTACGCTGGTGGCCTTTTTTCGGAAACGCAGGACGAGAACTACCAGAAAGCTGAAAAGGACAAGTACAGCATCGAGGTTGACGAAGGCTTTGCACTTCCTCCCCTCATGCTGTGTTTCCGATTCACTGGACATCCTTCGAACCCGAGGCTCCAGGAGGAAGTCGCCAAGGCTTGCATCGCCGGAAGGAAGGTGACCATCAAGAAGAATGGGCAGGCCGTGGGTGCATTCTGCTGCAATGGCCTGAGCGATTCCCTCGACGCGTTCCCGCCGTTAAGAGAAAACCCTCTGGCGTTTACGCAGCTCATGAATAGCGCCCATGCGTTCGTGCTAAGAAAATTTCAGCCGTCGACAAAAAATACTCAGACGGTAGAGTCGGCGGCGAACGAGATCATGAAATAGATCGAAGGGTCGAGCGCCTCGGTGGCGGCTTGATCATGAATCTATACATCTACCGTCGCGAGTACAAAATGGACCCTGTGGATCTTGAGGATTTCTACGCCGGTATCGAGGCGTTGAAGGTGATCTGGAAAGCGGAGACGAAACACTGATGCCGAGCGTTGCGGACTACTTTGCAAGCCTCATTCTCAAATCGGACAAGAGAACGTTCGATATGGGAAACAAGGACCTCGAACGCACCGAGAAAAATATTCGCAAGATGGGGGAGGGCGCGCGCCAGAACTCTCCCCGGTTCGATCAATTCACCAAGGGCATGAAAAACTTTTCCGCGGGCGTATCGAAGGGGCAAGCAGCTACGCATAGTTTGACCGGCGCCATGGGATCCCTCGAGATCGGCACTATGGGGTTTATCGGCGTAGCAGGGCTCGCCATCGGGGCATTCGCGGCGGTTGAGGGAGGAGCCATGGCCCTGGCCGCCGCGACCGGCAAGTCGAGCCAGAACCTCATAGGACAGGCGGCATCGACCGGCCTCGGCGTCGAGGCGCTCATGAAGTGGCATCGGGCCGCGCAGATGATCGGCATGGACTCGGGCGCCATGGATTCGACCTTCTCGTCGATGCGCATGCAAGCCGCTCAGTTCAAGACATGGGGCGACCTGAACGCCGATCAGCTCAAGAATCTTTCCATGCTCGGCGAGCAGCAGGGCGGCGGGAAGGGCTTCGTTGATAAATGGCTCGGGATGAATCCCGAGCAGAAGGTCCGTGCGGTTTTCCAGGTCGCCCAGGGCATGAAGGACGTCGACAAGGCCGCGCTTCTCGTGAACCAGACGCTCGGAGGATCGGGCGAAACGCTTTTCTGGTCACTCGCCGGCCGAGGGAAGGGCCTCGAGAGCCTGCTGAGCGATGCGTCTTCGATAGGCCTGCTCAACTCCAAAGATATCAAAACGAGCGCAGCATTTGGAGATGACCTATCCACCGTAAAGACAATCATTAAAGAGTTCAAGGATCTTCTTGGAGCTGATTTTGCCAAACAGTTTGCGGCTCCGTTGAAAAACTTCATTGATTGGTACGCAAACAACAAAGAAGAGATTAGGCAACTCGCTGACAATATTGCAACGGCACTAAAGGTTCCCTTTGAAGCCGCAGGCGCTGCCGGGGCTTGGGTAAGCAAAACCATGAGCGGCAATCAAAAGGAAGCTGCTAATTCCTCAAAATGGTATCTCAATAAGGACAAAACTGCGCTTGTGAATGATTATTCTGACGTAACTTTCCAGCGATCAAAATATGGAGACCTTGAATCGCTTAGTGCTGCCTTAAATAAAAAAGGGAACGTTCTCGAGGCGCTTCCGAATAAAAACGCTTTCGGGTTCAAGTATTCCCAAGAAGATTTGACAGCAATGGGATCGACCATATTTAACATTGATGGGTTGTCAGTCGTGGTTTCTGAATCTGAAAAAGCTGTCTGGGAAAACATTGCGTCAAGAGCAAGGTCTGCATCAACAAATCGGATCGGTGTGACGAAATGAACGCCACTCAATTCGCCGCGGACGTCACCAGCCTCACCTATAAGGTCATTACGCTTTCCTCCGTCGGGATAGCGATGGCGAAGCGGTACCTTCGATACCCGAGCATCGCCGGCGTAACGATCGAAGCGGCGACGTATAGGGAGATCCTTACCGCTGACGTTTCCACGAACCTGGTCATGGCCATTCCGGAGGGGAAGAACTACACGAGCGACAACATCGCTCCGAAGCCGCGGACTTGGCAGATCACCGGCTTCATCGCTCCGATAAATGAACCCTCCTGTTTGTCTCCCGTCATTATGCCATCCCTCAGGGCCCAGAAGGAAATGATCAAGAAGGCGTTCAACTCACGCGCCCTCGTGCGATTCATAACAGAAGACCATGAAGAAACGCTAATGGTATCTATCCCCTCTTGTACTTTCGATCGGCAAGGTGACGTCATGAACAAAATCATGATAAACCTGACGATCCAAGAGCTCAACAAACTCACCGTCGAACTCGTTTCTTCTTCGGCACTCCCTCCCGGTATCGCGAAGATGGGATCGAGCGTAGCCGTCCCGAGGCTTCAATGAAATACGAAGTCTCTTTTCCGAACTACACCACCCAAAAGGACTTCTCTTTCAACAGTACCATCAAAGGCGGATCGTTTGAATTCCATCTTAGGTACTTTTCATCGCGCTGGCATGCATGGGCAACACTTCCGTCGGGAGAGGTTCGATCGTTCGGTATCTTCCCCAACGTCGAGTCGTGGAAAGGCTGCGACGATTTCGGGATCGCCGTGGAGACGAGTAGGGCGGCTGTCGGGTATGCCGATCTCGCGGACTGCCTCATCGTGGTCGAGGTGAAATCGTGACGCTCTTCGACAAGATCGCGGATATCACCCTTTTCCCCGAAAGCGGGCCCGCCGAGTACATCAAGACGCCGGCGACCGGGCAGAAGCCCTATATCGATATCTCCGGTCATTCGTTACCAGGCAATGGGATCCAGGATCTCGAGATCCGGATCAAGAATCTCTACCTCGGCCGCGACCTTTGCGACTATCGGCGCGTCGTGTTGAAGGCGGGATATGTCGAAGGACCTCAAGCAACCTTTGACGGTTCAATCCTCACGGCGTATCAGGAATCGCCAGGCCCCGAGAGCACGATCTACCTTCAGATGAAACTCGGGAACATGGTCGACTGGCTCAACAACACCGTGACGGCCAACTATAAGGCGTTCACGCTTCTCTCTTCGATCCTCTCTGACGTCTGCAAAGCCGTCGGCTGCAAGCTCAATGCCTGCTTCCCGGCGAGCATGATGTCGAAAGCTCCGATCCATGTAAACTGCATGGTGAAAAATGCCCTCGAGGAAATCTGCATCGCATACCAGCTCCTCTGGCGAAGCGATGGTGATACGGTCAGCATTTTTCCGAAAACAGGATATACGAACAAGATCTATGTCATCGACTACGTTTCGGCTCCTCCGCAGAAAGCTGGAAACGGGTGGATCTTCTCCGCGCCCTGGTACCCGGCGCTTCGGTTCGGCGACGTGGTCAAAATGAATCCGAAATACTTTCAGGCCACCTACGGAAACGCGCAGATCTCCAATTCGGTCATGCAGAAAGTCACTTCTCTGGATTTCAAGTTTTCTACGGTCGGCCCCGACAACTCGATGAACGTTCGGACCATCTCGACGACGGAGGTGAAAGCGTAATGAACGCCGATACTCTCCTTCAACTTACCGAGCGCGAGTACTTCAACTTCCTCATCAATTCGCGATTTTTTATCGATTACGGCGTGGTCACGAAGGTGACGGGCAATTCAATGGTCGATGTCGTTCACGCGGCAATCGAAGTACTCCTTGACGATACTCCGTTGCCCGAGACAAAAACCCCTGACGTCGAAGTCCTCTGGCCGGCATCGGCCGGATTCTCGATGCAGAACGAAATCGCGGTAGGCGACCAGGTCCTTCTCATTGGCCTGAAGAGCTACGTCTCGGCCGTCGCCGAGGTCGACGGCGCGAAGGTCCCGAAATCCTTCGACCACTACAACCGGGCGACTCTCAAGGCAATCCCTCTCTGTTCCTTCAACGCTGACGCAGGATGCGTGGTGAAATCGACCGCCAGCAAGACGACCGTCGACGCCAACGCGTTGGAAATCAACGGTGATACGAAATCATTCGTAACCTATGAAGCGCTCAATTCAGCGCTCCAAGGGCTCGTTATGGTGCTTGCGTCTCATACCCACAACTGCACCGCTCCCGGAAGTCCCTCGGGACCGCCGTTGGCGGCGCTTTCACTCGATATATCGGCCGCGAAGACGACCACGATCAAGACGGGGGGCTGAGATGGATGCACTGCTTGAAGGATCACAGCAACGAACGGCTTCAGCCTACCAGACGTGGGATTTCGCCACCAAGGGCGACATCGTCCCGATCATCACAGGGGACAATGCCGACGCGCAGGGCGCTGCGGTGACAGCCTATACGCAACGAGGAACGATCCCGCAGCTGCCGGAAGAAGGTATCCCATGGGTCGAGTCCTTGACCGGCTTGGCTACCTTCGGCGAGGTCGATAATACGATCCGGCAAAACCTGATCGCAAATGGTCATGACGATTTTCAGGTCGACTACAGCCTCGTGAATGAAGGGATAACGGCGAAGGTGTCGAAGAAAAAGGCGGTAAGTCAATGAGCTTCTCGATCAACGGGGCTACCTGGGAACCGAAGACCGCGCGCGAATATGCGTTGGAAATGCTCGCTTCCATCAACGAAGGTCGGCAGGCGAGGGGAGAGGAGATCCTTTCAGCTTCGCCCGATAATGCTCTATGGCTCGTTCTTCTTGCGGCCGGCACGATCAAGGCAGAAAAGGATCAGGAACTCTTGATCGCCATTTCGAACGGGCTCAATCCGTCCCTTTGCGATGATGCTCAAATTCTCAATCTTCTTCCAATTGCAGGGACCTCCCGGATCCCCGCTTCGTATACCATTGCGACGCTGACCGTCGTCGCTGCCTCATCCGGTTCGGTAAGCCTTATCGGTGGAACCTCGAAGCTGAAATACACGTACTCCGGAACGGATATGTATTTCATCGTCAATTCGAACATCACCATCTCAGCCGGTACCTCGGCTTCCGTCGCGGTAATATGCGATACGGCTGGAGCTATCGAATTGCCTTCTGGTTCGCTCACGTCCTTCGAGACTCCGGTAACGAATCTCGCGAGCGTAACCAACGCGGCGGGAATTATCGGGAGGAATCAGGAAACCATTTCCGAGGTGAGAGCACGTATCATCGCGGGGAATACAATCGACGAAGGCCTCGATGGAACGATGCGGGCTATCAAAACGCTTTCAGGAATAACCGAATGCAAGATCTGGTTCAACCTTTCTCGGAGCGCAAGCATAACCTTGACCGGCGGCCAGGTCGTTCCCGCCCGAACGGCTTACATCGTCGTCGCTGGTGCTTCCTCGCTGATTGCCAAGACATTCCTCGATCGAATGCTCGTCGCTACAGTCGGCGCGAGCTCTCAGGTATGGAAGACGGCCGCCAATCAGGAAATAACGGTACATTACGATATCGCCGTGAATCAGAATGCGTATGTTCGCATCCTCTACGACAATACTGAGATCTACGATCCGGGAATCGGTGAGATGGTAAAAAATATTATCATTGCAAATCAAGGGAAAATGAAAATAGGCGAAACCCTCACATCGCAAGAGGTGTGCGCTTGGTTTCAGGATTTTCCTTATGGAACGATCGTGTCGGCTGAAGTGTCGTTGAACGGAACTGCATGGGAAGACATCGTTCATTTCAACGCAAACGCCGTTCCGTTGTTCGCGAATGCAAGAATCACGGTGGCGGCTCATGCCTAATGAATACCTGTGGAGCCAGTTGAGCGGTCCCCTCGCACAATCACTCATCGATTCAATTGAAGTATGCGAAAGCGACATCGATTCAATTTTTGAGTACTTCTATGGATTATCAATCGATACAGCGGAAGAAAACGAATTGGTTTTCATCGGCCTCATCATTGGAGTGCCTTGGCCTACAGCTCCGGCTGGAACCTTCGATGATAGCGTTCTGATTTTTGGAGAATCTGGATCGCTCGGAACTGTGATCGATCCTAATCAAGGCCTCGGTGATATTGAGGCAGGGCGTGGTGGTTTATGGCGAGGTACTTCAGATGTCTCAACCCAGAAGATGCCAATAGGGAAATATAGACTTCTCTTGAAAGCAATCGCGAGATTGAAATGGGGTCGGCTTTCCTTCGCGACTATGGACGAAGTAATCGCAGTTTTTTCTTATAACTACGTTTACTTGTGGGATCTTTCGACGCCGACAGATATCCATATCAGTGTTAGCGCTGCGGACATAAGCGCAGGGGATCTTTTTATTTTGCAAAAAATATTTGATCGGTTTTCGATCGATCCTTATATCGAGATTTCAAGGGGGACCCTGTGAAAGACAATCCTATATTCGAAGATGTTCCCGAGTTCGCTCCGAGTGGAGCAAAGCTCAGGCCGTCGACTGCAAAATATTCAGGCGGGTACGTTAGTAAGGAGCTATTTCCTTTCGACCACGCGAACTGGCTTTTCAACGGCATCACGAAAAACGGAGTCACCGAACAGGACTATATTGGTTCGATCCAGGCCGAGCTGAAAAGCATTCTCACAGCTCATGGAGTAACTCCAAATCCTGAGCTCACAAATCAACTCGCTGGCGTCTTTTCACGGTACGTTTTCGGAGACAATGCTCGAGCTACAGTATCGATTACCGATGCGAACGCGCCGGTAAAATCCGGTTTCTATTCCTTGGCTACGCCGTATACAAACGGACCCACGGCCGCCGCTTACTACATTATCCACCTTCAGCAATCGGGAAGCGATAACTTCGCCATGCAGATCGCTTCGCTCTCCACAGGAAATAACTCTTGGGTGCGAACGAAAAATAACGGGACGTGGTCGTCGTGGGCAAAGCTTTGGAATTCAGACAATGATGGAATAGGTTCTGGACTTGATGCTGGTTTGCTTGCGGGAATAGATCCAGTAAATGGATCGCTCGGAATATCAACTGGCTACTGGTCATTCTCTTATCCTGATCCATTTGTACCACCAAAAGGCTTATATATGATAACTCCTAGTGGTCCCAACATATCACTAGAAATATGGGCCGCAGGTACAGAATGGCATATGTCTTCCACTTCTCTGGGAGCGGGGCTCTTTCTATTTGATGGAACGAACTACAGGTTTAGGGTGCTCACTAGTGTCAGCACTTCCGTCGCTTATAGAAAACTCGCATAGAGGGAATAACATGACACCCACCTACGCAATCTGTATAAGCGCCCCGCTCTGCATCATCGCCTTCTTTGTCGGCCTCATCCAACTAAAGCGGACGCGCGGGAGACTTGATCCAATTAAGGGAACGCTTCCCGGCGGTGGTTCAATCGTGATCGGTGCGAGCGACCAGGGCCCGGATATCGACTCGATGGCGCAACGTATCGCCGAAGCGCTCAAGGGAGAACTGCATCAATGTACCCAGGTCGAAGCACTTCGGGGGATGGCCTCGCGCCTAGACTCGACGGCCGCACTGACGCAATCACTCGGCGAGGACGCAGTCGCCTCGGGGAAAAATGGAAAGATCAAGAAAGGGCTCGAGGGCATGTTGGAGACGGCCGGACGGCTCGACGCGATCAAGAATGAAAAGCTGTTCGCGGCCGGCGCCGCTGGAGGTGCATGATGTTTTTCCAGACGAGTCCCCTTTTCCCGGAAGGGGTGCAGAAAGAGGGCTGCGATTGGTTTTCTGTTCTCGGCATGTGCGAGCGAACGGCGAAGGTGCTTTTCACGGAACAACAAATCATCGACCTGTACTATCAATTCAAGTCCAAGCGCTTCACGAACTGGAAAGGGGAGTGCCGCTTCTACCTCGAAGGAAACGCCGACGTACAGAACCCGGATGGAATCTGCGACGATGCTCTCGCAGTCCTCGGCGACACGAAGCACAAGATTCGACAGGTCGGGCAGAAAGATAAGAATGGGAACGTGACCTACTGGGACAATATTTACAGGGCTGGCCCCAAGTACATGGTCATTGACTTTCTCATTCTTCACTACAAGACCGGCAAAGGCGGTCCACATTACATGCTCGCTGACGCCGCTGGAAATATTCTCTTTGATTCGTATGACAAGCCCTATGAGAGGGCGGAGTACATCGAGGCATTCGTTTACAACGTGCAACCGCACGAAGAGGAATAGTACATGGCAAATTTCCATGGACAGACAGTCGACTTCGTCGGATTCATAAGCGACTCTCTCGAGAGTCCCATGGTGATCGAGGGCGACTCGAGCAAGGTCGTAGTCGGGTCGACGGAATGCCTGACGCTCGGACCGAAGTGCCTCAAGCTTTCAATGATTGACAATACTTCGGTACTGATGATTACAGACAACGAGCTTTTATTAAACAAAAAAAATCAATTTACCGTCGGCATCGCCTATCATTCATTGACATTGGCAACGCCGTCGGACTGGGGCGAGCACGACTTCAGAGCCCTCGTCGTCTTGATGGTCGGGTTTACAACTCCGGTTGACATTGACGGCGGTTTACTCGATGGACTAAGTCAGTCATGTCTCTTGGACTCCGGGAATGCGCGAATGTTCCAATACTTGAAGGACAGCGTTCCGG